GTTGGTTTTAGCTTGGTTCCAGTTAGCAGTATCAGTGGCTTCGCGCTTCTTGATAAGGTTTCCCAAACCATCAAAGGCACCATCCACACTCTGCTGTGCTTGTGCCATGCCCCGAAAGGCATCAGCAAAGTTAGGGGCAGCAACATTCTGCCAAGTGATAGGGCTAGCCATTACACGATCCGATTCTTGTTCATGTAGGCATCCACCGACTCGTAGCCACTACCCGAAGCTACACGTGCTTTCTGACGATCTTCATAGCGGGTATTGGTGGTTTGCTTGGCACCATTCAAGTTAGCCATAGCCACATCTTTCTGGAGATTGAAAGCATCTTTGGCAAGACCATACTGCTTCATGCCGTTGTAGCCGCTGAACAAACCATTGGCTAAACCCACTGCCATGCCACCCCAACCATCTGTTTTGATGCCGGTATTGGTATCAGTAGATCCGAGAAAACCAGCAGGCATAAACCCTTTAAGGGAGTCAAGCCAGCTTTGACCAGACGCACCAGCCAAAGAATCCGCACCAGGCATGCCCGCAATTTCAGAGGAACGAAACATGGACTGTGGGCTGTTACCTTCAGGCAATTGAAAACCTCCTGAAGTGTTAAACATGGGAGCCTCTGCAGGCTGGTTATAGCCTTGCAGACTGCGTAAGTAATCGTTCATACTAGACATAATTTTCTCCTACTGAGTCAGCCAATTTTGGAAGGGTTAATGCAATAGCTACATAAGAGCCAATTGCCTCAATGCTCTGAATACCGATGTTGCCAGCGTGAATCGTTCTATTGAAGAAGTCAGTTGGTATCTCACCAGGAATAAACAAAGTCGTCATGCGATTATCTGCGTTAAGTCGTTCTTCTGCAGTATCAACCAACTTGGTTTCTTTATCTAGGCTTACCTTAAAAAGATCGGCTTCAGCCTTCAAATCCAACATAGCTTCGTTAATAGCTACTGTCACTCCCTTGATCAAGTTGCCTGACATAGAAAGCAACTGCTCTGCCCAAGGCGCACCAGCAACCATACTAGACATTGAATTGGCTAGATAAGTTTGTATGGTTCCATACGCTGCCGCTACGATAGCTATAAGAAAAGCAAGCTCTAGACCAACAATCTTAATGAAGTATTTAACTGCTAAAGTAGTCAGTACATAGGGAATGATATACATCGTTGTCACTGCCCAAGCAAAAGCCAACAAAGTCATAGTACCTGCCTGAACCGCAATAGCCATCATTGCTATTTCAGGCTGCATACTAATAACTGCAATCACAATTGCAGCAATCTTGATCAAATCACCAAAGAAACCTGTTTGATACCACTTCAAGTGGGTAGTCGTTCTGCTGTTGAAAACAAAATGTAATGACCGGGCATACAACTCTTCTTTCACGACAAGCGTGTACTCTTTAGAGATGGATCGGTCAATAGGGATTAACAGTATGGCATCAGTATCATCACCCACTGTGTTGTAGCCACCCCAGATGTAGTACACCATTTTCAGGTTCATGACTTGAACCTCGTCATACAGAACATCACTGACCTGTTTCCGATAGTAATGAAACTTTCTTATTACAGTGCGATATTGTGTAGTTGACCCGCCATCATTATCTGATGCTGTATATGCTTCTGTGTAAGACTCATTAAAGATACCACTGGTGACAGTACCAATCTTTCCTAAATGGCCTACTTTACGTTTCTTGTAGATACCATCATTACCTAAAGCCATCTTGAATAATTTGTCCTGAATGACAATAGCATTCTTGGATGCGTCAAGCCTTACCCTATTGAAAAAGCCTCTGGCGACAGCAGCAGAACTGAATTGATTGGGTGCTGCATAGTACAGTTGCTCAAAGAAATCAAATAGGTACAACCGCTCTGTGGCATTACTGGTATTGGCAGGTACTGCCATGATCAACATGGCTTGCTCTACGTCTGCAATGCCAGGATTCTCATGTACTGTATCTGTGATGGCATCAAAATCCATCCCAAGATACTTGACCAATTTGGACGTAGTTTTAAAGCCTGCTGAATCCTTGTCTGAATTCATTCTGTTCTTGCCATACCTAAAGTATGTAAACGGAAAGAACTGCCCATTCACAGGGGCAGGATCATCGAATACTGCATCAAGTATAGGATAGGTACCCAAACCAACCTGATACATCCAGTAGTATGGTTTATTGTCCACAACGTAGCGGACATGAAAGAAGTCGGCAATATCGTCATAACCTGTGATGGGAATATCGAAAGTACCGTGCATCACCTTATCGCCACAGGTATATCCATCACCATCCCAGAAGAACTGGTTATGTACTATCCACTCGTACTCAACCCGAATAACTACAGTACCAATACTTGTACTAGATACAACGGGGGTATGTGCAGTTTGTAACCTAACCACTTCAGGTAATGACTGCAGTCCTTTGTAGCCCGCTGCAGGTGGGACACCCCATTGATCCAGTGCACCTGCTTCATAGGATGCAAATAAGGATGCCGGAACCATGACTGTCATGTTACTAAGATAGACAGGTGTGTTTTTTTGCAAAGACAGTGGCCCAAACTGATTGGTTACCGTGTCATAGCCATACTGTTCAACGATCTTCATCCAACCAGCATGCAGCTTGTTGGGTGGGCCATAGTGAGAGTAATCCAGCAATACAGGCACACCTAACTGTGCTTCAAGGACAGCTAAGACATCTTCCCTGCCTTGGGTGCTGGAGTAAATTTCACCAGAGGGTGAGCCATAGGTGTAGGTCGATTCTGCGTAGTTATACATACGCTCTGCACGTAGAGCGATGCTGGAAGTAAGCTCTTCCATTGCATATTCTGCCAAGTCACCATTGGCGAAAATGCCTTTGATAGCCCCTGACTTGATAGAGTTGGGTAGTAGAGCGTCAGAAACCACCCTAGATACGCTAGTACCTACAGTGGTGACATCTTTTCCACTGAACAGACCCATTGAGTCTAGGCACCCACACCAGCCATCAGCTTGGCGATACTACGTCCAATGGTGGCGTCATCCAACTGATTGGTAGCACCTGCAATGGTGGCTTCATCAGTCATACGCCGTGCGTTCCAGGTGCCCACCATGATGCCTGCAGCTTTCTGTTCAGCATCACGTGAGAAGCCTTCTTTTTGCGCCATGTAAAGTTCTTTCTGGCGACCCACCACACTGTCAGCATCCACGCCAAGTGCAGTTGTCTGTGCCTTCTCAGTCACTACTTTTTGAGCTAGTAAAGCGTTTTCTGTCATTGACTTAAGGTTCTGTGACTGGAGTAGATCAAACTCAGCATCCAGCTTGCATTTCTGACCGTCAAGTACCAAACCTTCTTTTGGAATGTTGACTGCTTGCAACACCAAATTATCTTTTTGCTGGGTAATTAACAAAACCTCAGCAGCCATCTTTTCTACGCTTAGTTGTGCGATTACTAATTGCTGCTCAAGTATTTGATTCTCTAGAGAAATCTTTTCTCTTTGAAGAAGAAATTGAATAGCTGTCTGCATGACAGCTTGCAATGAACCCAGATAGACCGTGGCGTACTCTGAGCCTTTGATACGGATCTTGTCGAACTCACTATCCAGGTGTGCCTTGTTAGCACGCATGAGGACATCAAACACCCCTGTCCCAGACAATGTGCTCTGGGTGAGGTCAGCTACTGTGAGTGTGGTCATGGTCTATCCGGGTTATTCAGGTTTAGTCAATGGACTTGGCCATTGCTTGACGACGAGCCAATTCAGCCAGTTCATCAGAGGTCAGTTGTGGCAACACTTCAATAGCAAACTCTTTGATGGTTTTGCTTTTACGAATGGTGTTACCGCGTTCATCACGCATAGCCACAAAAATCTGGCAAGTGCGCTCAGTCAGGTGGTTATAAATAATGCGAGGCACATGCCAACCTTCTTCATTGTTGAAGGGCACATACTTCTTGAAGGTACCGACCAGCGAGTTACCTACGCTGAAAATTTCACCTTCCCATTCTTTCTTGTTGGGATTCATGCAAGACACACGAATGCGAACCAACTCAGATGCTTCACGCTTTTGCCGACGCCGCACATCATCTTCTGACTCAACTTGTGCAGATACTGGTTTCACTTCTTCAGGTTCACCTGCCAATGCAGCAGTCACTTTTTCACGCAACTTATCAACGCCAATCGAAGGGTGGTATGTGAGTCCAAGCAGATCCGCACGTGCCTTCAGGCTTGCCAATTCGCTAGGGACTTCAATGACATCTTCAGATTCAAAATTCGACATGTATAACTCCAAGGGGGGTGAGAAAAAGGGAAGGGTTAGACCCTTCCCCTTGGTTACTCGCTAACGATTACAGACGAGCCACAGTCTTGATCAGGCCCATGCGTTCAGGGCGCAGAGCCATGAAGCCGTAGTACCACTTGATCGACATGAAGCCAGTTTCACCATACGGGTCATTATGATCCGCAGTTTCCTTACCCGGTGCCTTGTGGGTGATCACGAACTTCACCGACTTGCCATCGGTCTGGAAACCAATGGTGGTGAACGACTCGTTACCAATGCAGAGCATGGGGAACACATCGAATGCACCGTTGGTACCGTAGCTGATCACGTCACCAGCCAAAGGTGCACCAGCACCAGCCCACTTGACCATCTCAGGAACCACCACCAGACGGAACTGGTCAATGGCACCGACTTCACCAGTCACCGTGTTACCACCAGCGGCATACTTCTCCACAGACACGAATGCCGGGTTGTTATGCAAGTCCTTCATGGCCTTGACGGTAGGCAGCAACTCAGAACCCATGTACATGATCCGAGCAGCAGGGATGGTCTTGGTATCCACCATGCGGGTACCCGTGATCACAGTCGTACCTTTGGGGGTACGTGCGTTGTCCAGGTCAATGGACAAACGCAGCAAGTCACCATAGGAAACCAGCGAAGCAGCACCCATGTCAATGGTCTTGGTAGCACCACCAGCAAAACGCACCGTGGTAGCAGAACTCAGCAAGTCGATTTGCAGAGCGTCTTCGGTCATCTCATTGGCACCATTCAGCATT